TTGTTGATTTTAAATCGTCCGCAGATTCTTTTAAAATTTTAACGTTATCTTGGAGATCGCCTAATTTTTTATCTAACTCGGCGAATTTATTATTTAATTCTTTTAAAAATTCTAACATTATATTTATTATTAATTTATTATTAATTTATTATTAAATTTATTATTAATTTTATTTAATAAATTTAATGCTTTTGTAATATTATTTAAATCACCTATGATTTTTATTTTATTTAAATAAGAAATTTGTTCAGTAATATAAATTTTTACTCCGCATTTTTCAAGCTTATTTATAAAATATTCTTGAAAATTAATATTATTTAATAATAATTGTGTTTTATATATCATTATATTTATATTTATATTTATATTTATATTTATATATTTATTATAATATATTAAATTATAACTGTAAACAGTTTATTTAATATATTTTAAAATAAATTTTATATATTTTAAAATTTATTTTATTTATTTTAAAATAAACTGTTTACATTTATAATTTAATATATTATAATAATTATATCGGTTAAACGATAATATAATAATTTAAAATAAAATAATAAAATGAATATAAATATAATTAATTTTTATAATAAACCCGAAGCTCGCGACGAAGAATGGCTAGACGGCGATAATATATTTCAATTAGAATTAAATTATAAAAATAAAAATTATCGAGGATTAATTTATAATATGGACGAATGTGGATTTGATATGGAAAAAAAATTAGAGGCAATATGGAATAAAGATATAGAAAATTTAATTATTAATTTTATAAATAATAATATCGAAATTAATAAATTTTATAATAAATAATATTATCCTGACCGCGTATAATTATATTACGCGGCCAATATTTTAAAACGATCGCGGTAATAATGATTCTTATGAATCGCGCTCTCTTCTCTAAAAGTATTCAAGAATAAATTTTCCCAGAAAAAAAATCCAGAAAATTTTCCCAGAAAAAAAATCCAGAAAATTTTCCCAGAAAAAAAATCCAGAAAATTTTCCCAGAAAAAAATCCCCCGGGGAAAATCCAGGAAATTTTTTCGGTTTACTTTTTATATTATATAAATTAAAATTTAATATCATTTTAATTTATATAAATATTATGTTAAAAATCATTCCTATTGTTCTATTATTCATACTATCCGTAGATTCGTATGCTAAGAAAAATGAAAAATACTATCAAACTATTCACTGTAATAATCTAAATGGAGAAATCGAATATATATTAGAAGATAAAACTAGAATTGACTGCCTAACTGAAAATAATGCAATAGAACATGATTGGGCTAAAAAGTGGGCTGAGTGTGTAGGCCAAGCTTTATATTATGGAGCCAAAAAAGAAAAAATTCCAACTTGCGCTTTAATCGGAACTAAAAAAGAACTTGATAGACATTCTTCAAAAATAAAACTTATTTCTGATCACTATAATTTAAATATCAAAATACTCCATATAGAAAAATAATGGCGGAAATTTACAATCCTTCAACAATAGATTTTCTTGTAAGAGACAAATTAGAATGTTTTTACGAACAATCATTTGAAAAATTTGACGGAGGTGAAAAATACCTAGATAATTGGTATATAGGACTACTTTGCGAATATTTACAAGCATTTGCTAATGGAGAAATAAGAAAATTAAATATTAATATACCTCCTAGGTTCGGTAAGTCAGCATTGTGTAATGTTGCATTTTCAATGTGGTATTTAGGGCTAAATCCTGAAAAAAGGATAATTTCTATATCTCACTCCGCATCATTATCGCAAAAATTACACTCTTTTGCAAGGGCGATATCAAATTCCTCTTGGTTCCATAGGGCTTTTCCTAAGTTCCATATTGATACTAAGTCAAGGACATTGAAAATAGATCAATCTGAGACTAAAAATACACAAAACGCTTTTGTTACTTCTAAAGGTGGTTTTAGATTAGCAACTTCAGCAATGGGTTCTATTACAGGTGAAGGTGCAAATATACTTATTTTTGATGATTTAATGGATCCAAGACAATCTATGTCGGTAGTAGAAAGCGAATCTATATTAGAATGGACTAAAACTACTGCGTTTTCAAGGTTTAATAATAGAAAAAAAGGCCAAATATTAAATATTCAACAAAGATTAGGTGCAACTGACTTTACAGCAACTTTTGTAGACGATTCCTGGGAAAATGTAATAATTCCAATAAAAGCTAGACGATCTAAGATTTATTTTTTTAATAACTTTCTATATGTTAATAAAGCAGGATCGTATTTAGAGCCAAGAAGATATGGAGATAAAGAATTAGAAGAAGATCGTTATTTAATGGGGACAAAAGCTTTAGAGGCTCAATTTTTTCAAAATCCTTATCCTGATGACGGTGAGATATTCCGTCGAGAATGGTTTAGATATTACCAGTTTTTACCTAAAATGGATTATTTAGCAATTTATGCTGATACTGCGTCAAAAGAAGGCAGGAATAACGATTACACAGTGTTTATGTGTTGGGGACTTTTGACTAAAAATCAAAGAAAATATGCATATCTTATAGATGTGTTTAGAAATAAAATGACTACTCCTAAGCTCTTAAGAGCTGCTAAGGACTTTTGGTTAAAACATCAATCTAATGAGCATGATTCACCTTTAATAAAATTTGCTGTAGAGGATAAATCGTCAGGCATAGGCCTTATCCAATTGTTAGAGGATGAGACAAACATACCTGTGACTAAGCTTTATCCTGAAAAAGATAAAGTTGCAAGGGCAAATGATATTTTACCTAGAATGGAATCTCACCAAGTATTATTTCCAAAAGATGCTTCTTGGTTAGGAGCTTTAGAAAAAGAGCTATTAACTTTTTCTGCTAAGAAAGGTGCAAATAAAAAAGATCAGGTTGATACGTTAACTTATGCAATAAAAGATTTACTTTTTGATCCAGCTGATCAAAGATTAAAGCCTATGAATTATTCAGCTTTATTAAAAGAAACTTCAATTTTAAATAGACTATGACAAAGAAAAAATTAGTTAAAACTAATAACAATAAGACTTTACAATCAATAAATCATGATGGATATATTGATATTGCTAAAAAATTAGGAACTAAAACATCAGGAAATAATGGTTTTTCATTAACTTTAGCTGATGATAACTTATTTGCTGCATTGTATGTAGGAAATGGCCTTGTTAAAAAATATATCGACTTATTAGCAGATGATATGACAAGACAATGGATAACTATACCTGAAGACACTGAAGCAAATATTCTTAATTATATGAAAAATCTTAAAACAAAATTTGAGATTAAGAAAGCTATAAAAGCAACAAAGTTATTCGGAGGGGCTATTATATTTATGGTAATAGAAGACGGTTTAGAGCCTAATCAACCTGTGGATGTTAATAATATCAATTCAATTAAAAAATTAAAGTTTTTTAGTAGGAAAAATGTAGTAATTGATCAATCTAACTATTATGATGATCCTTTATCAGAAAAATATGGAGAGCCTGAATACTTTACTATTTATTCTGAAGGTGCAATCCCAAAAGTTGTTCATGAGTCAAGATGTTTAGTTTTTACAGGTGAATATTATCCTGCGGACGAACTAGGTCTACAACCAAACCATGAAAAGTTCTGGGGCATATCAATTTTACAATCTTTACATGAAATATTTGAAAATTATGGCCTTTCATTAGAAGCTTTACTTAAAGTATTCCAAAAATTCAACATTGATACTTTAAAAATAAAAAATTTAATGCAGTTATTAGCAAATCCTGACGGCCAAAAACAATTAGAAGCAAGAGCCCAAATATTTGATTTAGCAAAATCTGTTTCAACAACTTTAGTTTTAGACTCTGAAGAAGATTTTGATGTTGTTTCGCAATCTTTAACAGGAGGCGTTTCAGAAGCATTTGCTAAAATTCAAGAAACTGTAGCGGCTATGGCAGGTATTCCTACAAATATTTTAATGGGAACAACTACAAAAGGCTTAAATACAAATAAAGATCAAGAAACAAGGCTTTATTATGATAGAATTAAATCGGATCAAGAAGAAGAAATGTTAACTCAATTAGAATATTTAACAAAATTAATTTCTTATGCTAAAGATTCTAAATTAGATCAAAATAAAGAGTATTCAATAATGTTTAATTCTTTATGGCAACAAACTGATGAAGAAAAAGTTGAAATGAGAAAAAAACAAGCTGAGACCGATCAAATCTATATCGCTAACAAAGTATATGATCCAAATGAAGTTAGAGAATCTAGATTTGGCAATGGTAATTATTCTATTGAAACTGAAGTAGAAGGAAAAGTTGACTTAGGAAGTTTCAATGATAACAATGAAAATAACAATCAAAATAACGAATAAACTATGAAAATATTTATATCTCAACCAATGAATGGTAAATGTGACAAAGAAATTCTTAAAGCAAAAGAATCAGCTTTATATAAGTTTAATAAATATCTTGAACATGAATATGATAAAATTAATGAAGGAAAAACCAAAGGTCTTCAAGAAGTTCCTGTTGTAGAAGTTATTAATACATTTTTTAATGGTTATAATGGAAATGCTATGCAATTTTTAGGTAAAAGTATATCTGAAGGATTAGCTTTAGCAGATATAGCTATATTTTTACCAGGATGGTCTAATGCTAGAGGATGTAAAATTGAGCATGATATTGCTATAGCTTATGGTGTTAAAACTTTTTATATAAATACTTAATATGAGCCAACTGATATATAATAAAGATAAAACCCAAATTTATTTGACTGAACTAAAAAATGAAATAATTATAGATATTAATGAACATTGTATGCATAATGATGTAAGTTCTAGACTTATTTTTGCAGGATGTTTAAGATATGAGTATTGTGAAAACTTCTTGAAAACTAATTTTTCTATTGATTTATATGATTTTATTAAAGACTAATAAAATATGTACTTTTAATATAACATATATAATATAAATAAAATTATGAAAATATTTACAATTATAATTTTTTTATTTACAATTTCATGCTCAACCGTAGGAGACTTTGCTTATAAAGTAGATTTTCAGCAAAGGTTGAAAGATTATACTTTTGATTCTGATTTATCTTTGAGAAAAGTTAAAAAAGATAACATGGAATTTGAAGATGAAAAAGAAGTTAAAATTATAAAGATAGAAACTATAAAAGATCTTCCTGGCACTTTAGCTAGAATGTCGGTTGAATTAGATGGTTATGCAATAACTCATTATGTTAATTTTTCAACTGATGAAAAGTTTTTTGTTTATGAGGATATTTTAAAAGAATATGCTAAATCAAAAGAATCTGATGTTTTAGTTTATATTGTTGCTAATGATGTTTTAAGATATAATCTTTATAATGACTATGAAACACTAGAAATTGTAGAAAGAAAAGGATATAAATTGTTTCAAGCTTTTTTATTTTCAAGAGTTGAACTTGATAAGAAAATTAAAATTAATAGTAATTGATGCCTAATAACAATAATTCGACAAACGATATTA